TTGACATCATTGTTGGCTGCAGCGTTTATCGTGCTTGAAGTGATTGACTCTGACGTGATTGGGAAATTGTTGGTAAAAAGAGAACCAATTTCCACCTTATTAAGCGTAAGTGCAGACTTATCGTACGCAAGCAATGCGTCATCGGCTGCAATTGTAGGAAGCACAGTTTGAGAATCAACAGCACCGGGTTGAAGCGTTGCATTATTTACGTGTCCGTTGAGGTTATCAGCCGTGACCTGCTGAAGCGGAACGTAGTTACTTGGGCATTTAATTTGAGGCATTATTTTTGTGATTTATTGGTGTAACCAATGACTAGTGCACTAAGCGTAGTTGAGTAAACTGATGGTCTTGAGTTTGTCGTCAAAAACCTTCCTTGAATGTATTGACCGCATTTTCTTACGGGAAGTCTTAGGATTGTACCCTCGTCTGACGAGATACCATATCTGATTAGTTCGGTTTCTGTATCTGGGTTTGTCACTATGACGTTTGTATAAAGAACTCCTCCTGCCGGTGCATACGTATCTACCTGTATTCCAGAGAATCGCTTTTCTCTATTGGTTTCAAACGAATATGCCCTTGTTATCAATTCACCTTGAATTTGGTATGATTTGAACGCAGAAGGTTGCAAGATAGCACTTGGTGTGTCAAGAACAAACGTATCTTCGTCTGTCAAGGGAAGAATTGGCAATGCAGTTGCTGCACCATATTCATCCCAGTCAAGTTCTTCCATCAAAAACAATCCAAGTTCTTGGTCAACGGCAAATACTCTTCTCTTATTACCACGTTTTGACACAATGAAGTTCTTTACGTTAAACTCAGTAGGGTAAATGTCAACAGACTCCCAAGCCTTGTTGATGAAGTTGTAGACAAGAATGGCGTTATTTTTTGTACTTGTGTCAAGTGGAACGGCGAGATAATATCTATTTTCCCAGTAAACTGCAACCGCCTTACTTACGTGATTGAAGTTAATCCTTGAGATAACGTCATTTATTGTGGAAGACAGAGGTTCAGCAAGTGTCAGGATTCTCACGCCTTCTGGGGTATTGGCTGCGCCTCCGCCTGGGGCTGCTCCTTGAGGATTAAGAATGTAAACACCATTATCAGAAAGGAAGATGATTCCTCCGCCGGCCTGAACTGCAGATTTTCTTGCAATACACCCAATGTCAACTGCAAGCGATTTAACATATGAATCATTTTCTTGGGCTTGTTCTCCTTGAAGGTTAGCACCAATTCCAACAGACGCATACATTATGCTATTACGCATAAAGATGATAAATTCATTCAAAGTCCAAGGCGTAATTCCAACAAGAGCATCAGACGAGCCATCGTTGATACTGAACATATCAAGTGACGACCATCCGTTGTCAGCAAGGTAATGGCTTACCTTGATTGTATTTTGGTCAATTTGAACAATGTGTCTGTTGCCATAATAAACTGCGTGTACTGAGTTTGGGTAGTCTTTATGCGTAGAAACTCCGGGAATATGAATAGAACCAGCAACAAACGTTCCGTTCCATCTTAGGGTTGTCTTTGAGAATCCTCTGCAAATATAAACATAACCAACGCCCTGTGCTTGATATACGTCGATTGGGTCGCTAGAGGTTATTACTTCTCCATTAGGAAATGAAATAGTTTGAACAACAGTTTCTGAATCTGGGTCAAAAATACAAATCTTATCCCCTAACACAAGCACAACGTATTCAACGCCTGTAGCGGTAGTATAGGTGCAAGCACCATAGATGACACCGAGAGCCTCAACGGCTGCAGTAGTGATACGTTTAGCACCTTTTCTAAGTACGGCAACACCCCTGTCTAGTCTAAAGTTCTGTGATTTAGACACAAAACTCTTTCCTAAATTCAAGGGGTTGTCCCTAGAATTAAGCCCGATGAACCCTTGGTCACCATCAACTAGGTATTCTCTTGCAGGCATTATTCTTTGTTTTTGAACTTTTCAATGAAATCAACAACGTCTTTTCCGACCTTGTATCCGCAATACGCACCGAAAGAAAAGATTGTGATAATAGCAATTGTAGCAAGCATGATTATGAAAAAAGCCATTGGTCGTAACCAATTTTGACGAGTTTATGAACAGTTTGTGTCAACGCAACGCTGCCAGTCCCATTGATAAGCGGTTGACCGGCCCAATATCCAGAAATCTGGTTGCCTGTAATGTTTGGATATTGGCAAATAGTAATTTCCGTGCCATCGGGAAATGACTGAAGAGAGTCTGGCATCAGATTAATGGTGTCATATCCCATTGTAGTCGTAAACAGAAGAACCTTATTTTGGTCTCCAAGCGTTATTTGGTAACCACTCCCTACGGATTGAACTGTTTTGGCAGTCAAATACCCCTGAGATGTAACAAAAGACTGAGTTGCATAACTTTGGTATGTCAAATATGTACTAAGGTCATACCAACCTGCATCTTTTCTTACATAAGATTGACCATCGCTAGGCGCATCAGAAATGCCACCGCCACTACCTCCGCCGTCAATGGCAACCCACGCACCGTTGTTTCTGCCATATGTAAGATTGTCACTAGGTGCATCTGTAAGACCACCACTACCACCGCCAGTTATGGCAACCCAAGCATTATTTTGTCTTCCGTAGATTTCATAATCTGCGGGAGCATCGTAAACTGCACCATAAACTCCATTAGAATCAAATTTGTTTGCAAAAGCAGACGTTGCCCAAGAAGTAGTCGCGTAGCCTGTAAGAGCAGACGCTGTAAGATAACCCTGAGAGTTAACCCAAGACGTTGTGGCATAAGCAGACATTCCAGACAGAGGCTGATAAAGATTGCTTACATATGTTTGTGTTGCATATGATGTAAGGTTGCTCTTGACGTATGCAGTAGTAGCAATTGATGTATCGTTATCTGTGGTTGCAGGTGTCGGTGCTTTGGGGTCTCCAGTAAACGTTGGAGAAGCAAGCAAAGCATAACCGCTGATTGAAGCACCAGCAGGAATGGTCACAGTACCTGTAAACGTAGGCGATGCCTTTGGTGCATACGTAGCACTAGCGGTAGCATTTGTCAAATACGACGACATGCCAGAAATAGTCTGGTAAGTCGAAGCAGCGGTTGTCGATGTCAAATAAGACGACATACCAGACAAAGGCTGGTAATACGTCTGAAGATACGTAATGGTTACAGCATTGCTAGCCACCCATTCTTGGGTTGCAACAGTACCTGCATTTAGTTGGTCAATCTTGGCTTGAGTAATCTCATTGCCAATCTCGACTACGTTTGCGGGAAGATTAGGACTGATTTGGACAGACATGTTTTGGTAATTAGAACTCTAACAGATTTGTTCATACGAGCGAGTAAGCAATGTGAACAGATGTGTTAGCAGCCGAAGAAGCAATTCTAATCGTGCCATTGTAGTTATCTATCGAAAACAGAGTAGCAGGTTGCAGGGTAAATCCAACCGTACCAGAATCATTGAAGATAAGGGTCAATGTCGCTGTGGCTGACTTGTTCTGGATGATTGTGCTCACACGCTTCTCGCCGGGATTGACGGCTGTAAGAACGTTTGTAGCAACAGTACCAACTGTGTAGTCAGCATGAACAAACTTCTTATGAAACGGTGATGAGATTTGAATGACTGACATGTTAGTATATTTGGTTAAAGTTAAGTTTTGGTGAGCGGCCTTGCTGTACAATGACTTTCTGAATCTCAAAGTCAAGCAAAGACTGTGCTTCTGCTTCCATTGCCTGACCTAGTTCAATCTGCATTTCTGACTTGAGCCAATCAGCATGGATTCCCTTGATAAGATATTGACCAAGAAAGGCTGGAATCTTGATTTTATCCCATTGGTCTGTTGCGGCTGGCTCTGAATTGCCGTTTACGTTTGGTGCTGACGTTGTATTGACCAAACATTTCCAGAAATTGCCCTTCTTGCCAGAGTACAGGTAGTTTGATGTTGGAGCAAAGTACTTTCCTGACTGATATGCCCAATAGACTATCTGGTTTTGATAGTAGTTATTCCCAGACACATACAGATTGCCAATAAATTCCGGGCATTCAAGTCTGTATGTAAGATAAACTTCGGTAGTATCAGCAGCGTCAAGAATGACCCTACGGACTGTCGTATAGACGTTTCCGCTGACGGCCTGTTCGACTTCATCAATGCTGAAACCTACGACTGTATGTTTGCCCATTCCTCTTGGGTCTTCTTTGGTGACCTGCATAATGTCACCCACGCTGACCTTGAAAGTGCCAGCAGTATTGGTAACGATGCCATTATTAGGAATGACAACGTAATGAATGTTGTTTGAATTAACGACTGGAAACGCTGTAATGCGAACCAAGTCGGGCCAAACGTCGTATTCCCACGCTCGTTTAAGCCTAAAATTGGCGAAATCTCTAATTTGATTAAAGTCTTGCTCGTTGACATTATCTCTGTCAAGTCCAGCAAGTTGAAGTCCTTGTGCAAGGATTGTTTCAAAGTCAATAGTTCTCATTTAATTAGAAATCCGTTAGCGTCAAAGATGCCTTTTGCACCTCCGACCATAGTGCGTTTAACCCTGTTTTTAACGGCAGATTCTGGATTATCTCTCAGAAACTCGTTAAGGAACTGTTTGTCTTGCCAGCACTCGTAGCCAAGACGCACACCCCAATAATGGAACGCTTGTTCTGGTATTCTAGCCTTCAGTTCACCGATGCCATCAAGGCTTCGGGCTGCATTGGCGTGACCAAAAGAAGCAAGTTGTTTGGCTTGGGCTTTAGCCTTAACTTCTTCCATTCTCCAACCAGAGAGAAGAACCCTCTCCACATCCTTTCGAATGTGGGAGGGTATCACCTCTGCCAGACTTTCAACTATGTCTGACACTAGGACTGTTTAGGTCAAGTCGAGCTTACCGAAGGCCAGCGGGTTGTGCACGCACAGACCAGCGACGGCTTCGATGAGACGAGCAGGGCCACCACCATAGTCGGGGAGCGAGGTCACTTCAGCGACGTTGCCGCCGTAGCGGATTTCAACGAGGTCGAAGGGAATCAGGTAACCGACTGTGAAGTTCTTAAGGAACAGGGACGGGTGGATACGGAGAGAGCCAAAGTCGCCTTCGAACACGTCAATTGACGACACGTACGAGGAGTCAGTAGCATCTCTGTTGTAGGTACGGACGGACTGCGGTGAGTTAGCGTCAGCGTTTTCCTTGGTCGTATAGACGAGGTTCGTCACGGCTCTCTTGAGGAGGGGGCCAGCGAGGCAGTCATACGAGCGATACTGACCGGTCTGCTTGTACTGTGAAGTAAGCAGGTTCTGGATGGTCAGTTCTGTGAGGTCAGACAGGTTGCCTGTGACCACGGAAGACGATGTAGCATCACCAGAGGTGAACGGAAGACAGAATTCGTCAGGGACGATTGTGGCGTTCTCGTTGGTGTCCTTGTCAGCAGCCTTAACGAGCCACTTATCAAGACCACGGGTCTGGTAAGGAACGACCACGCTTGAAACTGTCTTTTCAGCCTGAGAAACGTTAGACGAGCAGAAGGTCTTTTCCATGTCACGCTTCAGCATCAGCATCGCCTTAGCGACGTTGTTAGCGAGTTCGTCCTTGACACCAGCGATGTTGGTGACCGAGGACTGCGTGAGTTTGGAGACTCTTGTGCTTCTACGGAAGATTTGGATATACGCAGCGAGTTCATTTCTGTACTGCTTTGTATCCGTCTTCACGTAGTTTTCGTAGTCAGCCGCCGTAACGTCAGTACCATCGACTGTGCCGGTGGTCTTCGGTTCGGGGAGTGAGTCGACCTGCCAGCGGAACAGAGTCTGCTGGGGCTGAGAGCCCTTCTTCGCCATTGAGGAGAAGGGGGTGTTCTTAGCATCGACGAGTGAGATGAGGTTTGCAATCTCTTCTCTGCGACCAAGTTTGTTGGCCTGTGAGAGAGTGCGTTCTGTGAGCATTGCCATAGCGGTAATATAGTATTAGAGGTATTTTGACACAATCTGTTTGAGGTCATCTCGATTCTGAGTTTTCAGATATCGATCTTCAATCTTGCGAGAAGAAATGTCAGTTTTGCTCGCTTGAGTTGGAGAAGAAGTGGGGCGAACCTGCATTTGAGGAACTGCCTTTGCAGGCTTGTTCTTCGTAATGGATGCTGCGTTTCGTGCCATGTAGCCACGGACGTAATCACCGACGAACATCTCGTAGTCAGGGAAATCCTTGAACTTCGGGAAGTTCTTGATGACCTGCTGTGCGAGTTTGTACTCTTGCGATTCCTTATTCTTGAACCAAGGGTAGGTCTCTTGTGCAAGAGGCTTCCAATGGTTTCTAGCCTTGACGAATTCAAGTTGCTTTGGAAGTTGGACTTCCATAGCCTTCATAGCGTTGAGTTTCAAATCTCTCACCTGTGCGGCGGAGAAATAATTCCCATCGTATTCAAACCCGTCTGGGTTGGCTTCGCATCTGTACCTGAGTTCTCTTGCTTGTTCGTATTCAGCCTTGATTCTATCTTCCGTATCAAGGTCAGCGAATGGATTTTCGGCTGATGTAGCCGGTCTTTCGCTAGCCTTTTCAAGTTCAGAAAGTCTTGACTTGTACGACTCAATCTCTTCCTCAAGTTTTTCCGACTTTTCTTCCGCTTGCTTTCGCAGGGCGGTCAATTTGTCGATTCGCTTTTGGAAGCCAGAAACCTCTTGTTCGGTTTGTTCTGCTTTACCTTCTTCCTGTGAATGAACTGCTTCGCCATCATCTGATTCGGAAGTTTCAGTATCTTGCTGTTCTTGCCCGTCGGCTGTCGCTTCAAGTTCTGGCTTTTCCTCCTCCGTTTGGACTTCGCTTTCGTTTGACTGAGGCTCCGGCTGGCCCTCCAACTCTTCATCGGAGAAGAGAATGCTTTTGATTTGAGCGTCAAAAGAGTTATCGTTATTGACGATTCCGACATCGTTTTCCACGGGGTTTAGTGCTTCACCGTTATCAGCAGGGTCTGTAATCATATATCACCAGCGTTTTTATAGTTCGCAGAAACTAAATTAACAGATAACAAGGTTTCTTATTTTGTCAAGAACTTCTTCCAGCATTACGTCTTGCCACTTCCCTTGTTTCTATGAGAAGGTCTTTAAAGTACATCAAAGACTCTGCTCGTCCACATTGGTGGGCTCGCTTAGTTTCATCAATGCCCTGAGAAACTGCATTTGACAGTTCGGACTTGATGGCTGTGTCTATGACGTAATGAATCGAATCCCATAGGTCTGACGATTCAAACTCCATTGACAGTTGGAGTTTCTCTTTAAGTCTATCTTCGTTTATCATTGATTAGGTTGTGCAAGTCCTTGCGACTGGGGATTGATACCAGGAATGTAGGCATTTGGGTCAGCCTCAATCGGTTCGCCCTTTTGTTGGGCTTCAGCAAACTTATCGCCAACAGGCGTAACGCCCGTTCTACCAATTTGGGCATTTTGCTGTTGGCTAATTGACATTTGTAAGTTCTTTGAGTAGTTAGAGAGCAGTTGCTGGAACATACCATCGCTCTTTGACATCTGTTGAGCCTTTGGATTCTTGCCAAGAATATCATTGAGAGCCTGCATCTTTGAACCTGCTTGCGGGTCATTTTCGACGTATTGAGCCTCAAGACCAAGCATCATCATAGCGAGGTCGTTCTGGACTTCCTTGTACTGCTTCTGGGTAGCAGTCTGCTGATCAACAAGGATATCGTGTGCTGTTTCTGGAGCAATGGCCTCAACCATCTTGCGAATCAACTTGTTTCTGTCGATAGCACCAGCAGAGTCCATAGGAAGGACAAACTGATTAATTGTCTTAAGTTTCTCGAGAACGTAATCCGTGTCAAGTTCCCTAACGTCAAACTTAACTTGGAAGTCGAACATCTGGTTGTTGTCGGTAAGGTCAACTTGAAGCGGAACGCCACAGACTCTCTCCACTTCCTCTGGAAGCATGTACTGCATGCACAGGGAGAAGATTTGGCGATAAGCCTGAGACCAAGCCAAGAAGAAGTTATTGACGGCAAACTGCTGAGTCATCTGTGTTTGGGCTGGCATCACCTTTTCGTGATACAGGCCATACATCTTGGCGACCTTCTGTTCGACCATTTCCATCAAGGCAAACGCTGTCTGAGGAGTGCCCGTCTGACTGGCAAGCCACATATAGTCGTTGTGGTCTCTGACAGGCAGAAGTTGGCCCGGCCCGATTCTGTTCTGGGCTGACAGTCTGTTCTTGACCATTAGAGGAGGCATAACCTCAAGGGCTGTTCTATCACGGATGGCATCGTGCTGTGCCTTCAGTTCTTCTTGGTCTGTGAACAGAACTTCCGGAACACCTCTTGACTCAACAATTGCTCGTCTAAGGCGTTCCTTTCTGAACTCAATGAACGGATACTCTCCGTGGGCATAGTCAAGAATCTCATGCTTGCCGTACAGTTTGTTCTCAACCATCGGGCAAAAGACTGTGTAGTAAATTGCAGACTTGCCATCTTTGTCGAGTTGTCTTGCGTACGAGTACACAACTTCGATCAAGTTGTTAGCTTTTTCAATCGCGTTAGGAACTGTATTGATGAGCGGGATAAGGTTTGAGTCCTTGAGGTATCCAGTCTTACCAGCGGTATGAACACCTTGCTCAATGAAATCCTCGTCCCAACCTTCGGAAAGTCCGACTGAACGGAACTGAACTTCGGTCATGAAAATTCTCTTGAAAATGACACGGGCATCCTGCAAATTCACCGTTTCTGGAGGGAAAGCAACCTCGTCGTATGGCTTAAGAACTGCGCAAACAGGCAGGTTTTTCTGTATGTACGGCATTTCGTACTCAGCCATACCAAACTCGTAAAGCGATTTACAGATTCTCTTTGCCTCCTTCTTATCGCAAACAAGAGCCTGTGAAATCAACTCAACAGCAAGGTCTCCCTCTGGAGTTGTCTTGATTGACTCAAACGCCTGAGCAAGCATTCCATTGCCCTTTGCGGCAGCCATTTGAATGTCTTGGATTGTGATTGTTTCTTTGCGTCTGGCAATTTTTCTGTCCCAGCCGATGTGCATCGCAGACCAGCCAAACTGATATGTGTACTGAATCCAGAGTTCGGCTTCTCTTTCGAGTTCTTCTCTGAGTTTGTTTGACACGACCCAATTCATCAAGGTCTGTGCGGCTCCTGCCTTTTCTGCGTCGTTCATGTCAATTCCAGACACTCTGAGCTTACCCCTTTGCCACGATGACATAAGGAGAATGACCATCTGGTTGATTACGTTGTCGATTAATCTATTGCGGACATCTGATGCACCTTCCCACGGAAACGGAGAAGAGCCAATGTATTGCTCGTACTTCCTTCCGTCATCCGACTGACCATCCCATCGGCACATTCTCTTATCGTCCGAGTACGTAAGTCTGGACATGTTGCCACCATAGAACAGCGACCTGTGCAGTTCATCGTAGAGGTATTGAATGTTTGGTTCGTCGCTGGAGAAAGCGAGTTTATCTGTTGGGTTGCCCCAGATTGATTCTGCCATTGTAGTAAGTTAGTATGTTCCCCCGCCGACAGGCGTAAAGGTTTTGTTAGTGTGGTATTCTGGATTTGATACGGCTAGGTATCTTAGTGCGTCGATTGGGTCTTTGCTTGCACCTTTCTCAAGGTCTTGTCCTGTCCATTCTCGGAGAGAGTAAATCAGGTTCTGGCATTTTTCAGAGATGAAAAGTTTTGGTTGGTTGAGCGTGCTGATTTGTTCGTGCTGGTTGTAGGACAGCCAGTCGTTAATGATTGAGATGCCTTGTTCAATCTTGATTCCTGGGGCTGGCTTGAAATACATCGGCTTGTCTCCGCTGTCAAGCAATTCTATCAGAGAAGTGCCTCCGTCTCTGCCGATGGCTTGTGTAGCACCCGCTCTTGGGTCAATTCTGCGTTCAAAGATATCTTCCCCGTTCTCAAGTTCAAGTATCAACTCCTTGTATTCATCTATTCCTCGTCCCGCTCCCGAGCGTTGGGCTGGCCCTTCCCTCCCGTCTGGCTTAGTATCTGGGAGAGCCCACTCACCAAAAGACTCATCAGGGAACTCACGATAGATATAATAGTTGCCATCCTTGTCAGCCAAGAGCCAGAGCATGAACCAGTTTCTTGCCCCCGCCGGGTCGCACGACATGTACCTCGTCCCTTCTTTCGGGATTTTGTCTTGCGAGATGATGTGCGTTTCCCCAAACATCGGGAATTGCGAACCGACGAGCGCTTGTGCGTACCCATACGCTCTGATTTTCTTTTCATAGTCGGTTTTGTTTGACAACTGCTTCACCATCTGGTCGAATGGCGAGTAAACGTTGAACTTAGAGTGAAACCATATTATAGCAGCAGTCTTTGACCTTGCTTCAGCCATGTATGGCATGTGTCCTTTTTTACATCCTGGTACGTGAATTATGTCTTGGTTTAAAAGTTCGGCTTTCTTTGTTTCCTTGAAAGTGCATCCGCTGACATACTCCTTGACTACTTGCGAGAATCCATTGATAGGAGTAAAAGTGACCAACAACCTGCCGCGACGAGTAAGAATACGATATCTAAGGGTCTGAATCCAATCCAAAGGCACAAGTTCGTCACACCAGATAAAATCAGGCTCGCCACCTTCGATAACCACCTTGTCCTGTGCATAGTTCATGAATATACATTGTGAACCATTTGGCAAGACGAATGAATTGTTTGAGAATCCATTCTTAACTGTGTACTGAATGTTGGTAACCCTACCTTTCTTGAGCGTCTTATACTCCGAAGGGATGTATTTCCAGACGACATTCTGTTGCATCTGGATAGACGACATGGAAGTGGTATGAATGCACCACACGATTGCGTTCGGCTTGTTGCAAAGCGTAAATATCGCTCGCTTTGCGGCGTATTCCGTCTTACCTGCACGGTTTCCGCCAAGAATAAGCAGTTCTTCCTTGGATTTGAGCAGTTCATCGGCATCTTTCCAATGAAACGGCTCATATCCGTGCCTGTAGGGGTCTTGTTTCTCGGCGGATATCTTGTCTTCCCTGAGTTGAATCAGTTTCGCAAGATAATCAGCGCCATTTTTTGCGATTATGGACTTTAGAGCATCCTCACTTGGTTTCTCAAGCACAGGATGGTCTGTCATCTTCTCGAGAATGCTCTCTATTCCGCTCATGAAGTCCAGAAGTCTCCAGACTTTAGGTTAAGTATGGCTTGATTCTTGGGTTTTGTCGCTGAATTCTTGTTGCTGACCTGAGATGGTTGCCTTTGTACTGGCTCTTGCGTCTTTGCCTGTGGCTGTTCCGTGCTTCCAACGTCAGACGGAGCACTATTTATGTATCTGGAAAAGCGATTAGGTTTGTTATTGTCCATCTATCAGATGCTTGTAGTAGGGTTTTCCCTAGCCCACTCCATAATTTCTTCTTCGTCCCATTCATCGTCATCTGGGACTATGAAGGAATTACTTTTGTCGCTTGTACGCCGCCTTTTCGCGACCTTCAAAGGACTTCGATTCTGACTTCTCATGTCTCTTCGTGTCCTTGACCTTCTTGCCGTGCATCATGGTTTCAATCATATTCATGCGACGGTCACCTTCGGCCTGAATCTTCTTACGAGCGTTACTATTCATAGGTGGTTTATAGAATTACAACGTCTCATCTTTGTCAAGCATTATGTTCCGATAGTCAGAAGTCAATTCGGCACATTGCTTGATGATTGACATTGTGTTTTTTGGGCTATCATCATCGGAAAAACAGTAAACTGACTGCTCACCGCTTGGTGAAATGACAAACAGGCATCCCTGCATCCCATAGTGGCACATCATATCCGCAAATTGCGAACTGACACCTTCACATTGCTCCTTTGCGTGGGCAGAAGCAATCTCAGAGATACCATGCTTCTTCTTCCTACCCATGAATCCTCCCCATTCCATCAACCTTGAAATGGGAAACATAGTTGTCACCACGCTTCTTGACAGTAATGATGCTGCCAAGTCTCAAATAGTGCGAATCTTTGACAAGTACAATGTGGCTTTCACCCCTGATTTCGCATCTGACCTGTTTTCGATTGGGGTACTTCTGCTTAACGATGCCCGGACACGCCACATTTGAATCCTGAGACGCTTTGATGGGCTTGTCCGATACAGTACTAGCCTTGACCACCTCAGAGGCTTCCTTGGGCAAATTGGCAACGACTTTAGTTTCCTCGGTCTGCTTGCTACTGATGTTGCCTGTCAAGGCAACATCGACGTTTTTTGACTTTAACAGTTTGGAAAGACCACCGGGAGTCCAAGAAACTGCGGATTGAGGCCCAGTACCACTACCACGCACCCAATCAACACCTTCTTGGAACTCCCTAGACGCTCGCGCGTCCAAAAGTTGCTGCTTTGTCAACGAATATTGACTTATGATTTGCTTTTCTTTAGTCATTTTTGAAAGTTAAGGGCTCTTTAGTGGCTGCCACCCACTAAATCTCTTGCTCGTCCAGCAAGTGTTCTATATTTCAACGTCAGAACAAGCAATAAAAACTGACATCGACCAAAAATTGCGGTTATAGCACGTAAGGCCTATCTGCTAATCGCAATAAACGGGATTATCCATAGGTATCCAAGGGGCACTTGCGCTAATATTCCGCTTGGAACTGAAGGCAATTGAACTAAGAGCCAAAGAACAATCAATAACATGCACGCCATCCAACAAAATGCAAGTACTATTTTGCTACCCCGCCAATTTTTAGAGGGGGGGGCGCCAGTTTTCTGCTGGGGGGGGCGCCAGTTTTCTGGCACATATAGTAATAGATGATATAAATAGTAGATATAATATACCCCCCACCAGATTTCTAGCAGGGTACTTTGATATATGCTTTTTGTGAAAAAATTGTTTGTGAGTGAATGAACCTCGAGTCTCAACTTCGTCTCAAGTCGTGACCCCCTCCGCCCCTGCTCAAAAATAGGCAAAATCATAAAAATCGGTCATTCGGTCATAAATCGCTCAAATAAAGTCATAAAAACCCCTAAACAATCAAATAAAGGGGTCGCAAATGGCCGATCAGGGGTCAAGATGGTTGATGTCGGGGGCATCCCAAGGGACGAACCGACTAGCGACCCGCAAGGGGTAGGCGATCAGCGGTCTAAACCCCCGACTGACTCCCCTCTTACCTACGGCGACCTATCTTTGACATCCCATCGGTCTATCCCACTTCCACTTTCCCCGAGTAGGGTCAATCCCGACCCGAAACGGATAGAAAGGTAAAAACAAGCAAATGGCTAAACTGAATGAAGTGCTCTCGTCCTCCTACTCCTACAGCCCGACTGAAAAGCAGGCTCTGGAGTTGGTCAAGCGGGCTCTGAAGGAAGATGGTGTTGCTATTGCGTTCCCCGTCCGTGAAAAGAACGGTGCGAAACGCTGGGGCTTCAACATCTTCACTCGGGCTCAACTGACCAAGGGCCAAGGTTCTGATCACGCTGTGCTGGTCGTGCTCCAGGGTTCTAACGAACTCGAAGAGGCGTTCGTCAAGCGTATGAAGGATTACGGCATCGAGGCTGACGAACTCATCGAACGCACTACCAAGAAGTAAAACCCTTGGGCTTACGTGGGGAGGGCAACCTCCCCACTTTTTACCTCTCTATTCCTTCTCCCTCAAGCCTGCAGAGGTTGTTGCAGGCACAACGTAACACGAAAGAGGAATACTCAATGTTCTCTGCCAAAAGCGTCCTGTGCGATGCTTACCTCAAGGCGTGCAAACAGCGTGACTATGCTACCCATAAACTATGGGTGATGCAGAACTCCGATGTTGCTATCCAAGAGCGTAAGTTGGTGCACAAGGCTCTGGTCACCAACCCTCGCGATAAGCAAGGTTGGGTTGCCTGGGCACGATACATTCGGAGTCTGAATAACAAACAGCGAGCCCTCAAGCGTCAGCACGCCCATTACAAGGACGTTGCCAGCACCTTGAACAAGGTTCTCCGTATGATTCGGACGAAGAAAATCTAACCCGGCATTAGGAAGGTTTCGTGGGGAGGGCAACCTCCCCACTTCTTCCTCACTTTCCCCCATGGATACAAACAACGGCTCGCAACCTACTGCGATTGGCAAAGCAATCATCGTCATCACGCAGACCCTTGAGAACCAAGGTGCTCACAGCAAACCCTTCACGAACCATTGGCGGTTCAAGGGCGAGCGTAAGTATCTGGTTCGCAACTGCGATAACCCGGCTAACGCCGTGGCAATCGTGATGCAGATGTTGGGCAAACCAACTCACTACTCGTTCTCGTTCGCCTCCAATTGGAGTCCGTATGAGGGCGTTGAAAAGGAGTTCTATGACAAGCAGAAGGAGGAATGGCAGGCTATGACGAGCAGGTATGATGTGGCTTGTCAGAGCCCGTTCCACGAAATCGTAATCGACGTGCAGTAAACTCAGAGGCTGGCCTACGGGCTGGCCTCTTTTTTTGTCTATGCGCTTGGCGCAATCAACTTTCCGGTGATAACCAGTTGTATTCTCATTTCAGGTTGTTTAAACCCCCCTGTTGGGGTAATGATTGCTTACAACCGTTACAGGTATTGCACGTTTGAAACCAGTGCTAGCAATGTTGTTTGGGTGTAAACCCCCGGTGATGGATTGAAACTCTTACAACCGTTACACGTTTTGGTAGTATGAAACTAGTGCAAGCGCCATTGTTCGCGTCTAAACCCCCAGGTGGTGCAGAAAACGCTTACAACCGTTACTCATTGTGCATGTATCAATCCTTATTGGTGCAAATGTATCAATGGTTGGATGGACTCAATCAAGTCTTTCCTTAATAAATACAGAGGTTTCATTACCACCGGTTGCTGCATTTATGGAACCGCAATTTTTGATAGTTAGATATCAATACAAGCAAACTACTGATACACTAATAAGCACAAAAAAAGGGTGCTTGCGCACCCTTGATACCAGCATACAACCGTTACTTAGATACGATCGGTGAAGTTGACGCTAGTGAAGTCAGTATCAATGCCGGACACGGACTCCAAGGATTGCTTCCACTTCTCGAACCCTTCCAAGGCTTGTTTACCAGCAGCGGTGTAAGTAGGTTCAAACTTAGTGATACGCTTGATAGCGTACAACTTGAGTTGAAGCGGTGCATCGCTGCTCATGAACTCGTCAAAGGTTTCAATGCGGTTGTAGTTGTCAGCCAAGTAACGCAAGAACTGCGTCCAAAGATACAACTTGTTGTAGTTGAGCGTTGGCATCCCAATACGCACTTCTAGCGTTCGATGCTCGTTCCAACAAGCAGTATTGATAGCAGTATAGCGGTTGTTGTGGTGATCGTTCTGGATGCCACAGTAGCGATTGTAGGCTCGCTTGTGTGAGACCAAACGATGCGCCCACGTAGTAAACGCATCACGCATCCTACCAGCGATGCGATAATACGTGGCTTGAGACTTGTGCCTCATGTCAATGTGGACGTGATTACCACAGGTGTTATTGACAAGTGCACCATTACTAGTCATCTCAGCAAGAATGTTGCGAACGCCGCTCCAATCGTTAGGATTGTCAGCGTTGATGAAGCAGGTGTATTCCTGATAGCGAGCAGTAGCCTCATCGGACGTATTGGGATTGATGCTACCATCCGTCTTGAACGTGTGCCACGTCTGAAACGGGAAATCATCTTCATCCCACGTAATAATGTTGCTAGCACGACCAGCAACGAACTCAAGCTCGATTCCAACACATGCACCATCCGGACGAACGCGAGAAGCGATGCGATGCTGGAAAGAACTCAACGAGTTTGCCCAATGGATAGGACGCGTTTGATAGATGCGTGCATACTCTTCTTGCAAGCGGTCTTTCATCGGTTTGACGATAGGAGCGCTAGCAGCACGCTCATCACGCTCACGAAGTCGAGCACTAACGATGCGACTGATGTGAGAAGGCACGTGTCGCAACGATTCCCATTGATTGCGCACGTCATTAGCGATAGCAGAGATGTCGTAATCATTCCTCCACGTAGTGAAACCATCGCCACAGTTCTCGTGAGCCAAGTGAAGCAAGAAATGCTCGCACTCGTAGCGATAGTTGGCGTGCAGGTAGCGTGAGTGCTTCGCGTAATACTCGAACAGATTGGTAACGTCATTGCTACCGGTGCTGTTCTTACGCTTGAGCGTGATCGACTTGGCAAGCAAGTATTGCTGCACTCGGAACACTACGTTCTCGCTAGTGACGTTAGCAACGCTCTGCGGATGGAAATAAGGCGTAGAGCGGATGGCAAGCATTACGAGATGCGGATTGTTGCGAACATCCTTGTGCAACTTGTTCCACGTGTGAACTTGCATGTCTTTGGTGAGAGCGTTCATGTGCGTGTTGCGGCACATCATCTGGAACGCTTTGAGTTGACGCTTGGAAAGGTTGCGCCGGTTGGAGACCAGCATCCCGTTCTTGAGCGTGATGGTAGCAGGGCTACCCGTGTTGTCATTGCTAGCGGTGCTAGCGGTGTTGTCTTGCGACATGGTGTTGTTTTGGTTGTTTTGGTTGGATTCGTTGCCGAACCCGTAAGTGTTGAGCGAGTAGAAGTGTGGCATTAGTTGTTTACTTGCCCTGCTTCCACGGCTTGTGGTTGAGGTTGCGGTTGCGACGATACTCGCTGATGCGTTGCTGGCGGAGTTCGTCCAGATCGCTTACGTCAGGCACTTGCGAACTACCGGTGCTAGTGGTGCTAGCGGGAGCGGCAGGAGTAGCAGGAGTGCTAATGATAGGAGCGCGATAAGGAGTGTAATCGTCATCCCAAGCGCTGCTACCAAAGCCAGGAGCACCAGCACTACCCAGACTGCGATAAACGCTAGCGGTGCTAGAATAGGTCATAGTGCTCTTAAACTTGGGGAACGATACGGACGAGATTTCACCATTTGCATGGAACGTATGCTTCACATACGGAGCAATCATCATAGGATTGGTAACGGTGCTATTCTTGAGACCGTTGAAGTCGCTGATCAAGTCAGCAATGTCCTCGCAATGCGTGTTGTCCGTGCAGATGATGTAGCAACCGAGTTGCTTGACATACGAGACATACAAGGGTGCACGATCGTCACGCAATGCGAACATTTCACCTTGCGGATTAATGCCAACAACAGCAGCGTAGCCAGCAATGCCTTCATGGAAGGACTGCTCGCCTTGCTTGTAGAGGAAGCAGTTCAACAGGTGCTCGCTATCGCACGTCGTTTGCAACGGAAGGTTTTCACCATTCCATTCAACGACACCATTGTGAGCGATAGTCCAACGCTGTCCGTTCTCGCAACCGGTGAAAGGATGCGTGTTAGCGATGTTCTTACCGCAAGTAGCGGTTCTGCCGTGAGCGATCACGCAACCCTTCACAGCACCCTTGCTAGGAATGATGCCTTGCTGGTCGTAATCGACTCCATACGTCAGTTGCGTTTGGAGCGTTGCAGGAAGCAAATCCCTGCTAGCCTTGAGTTCACCCATACCTTCGCAGGTTTTAGGGTCGAGGTAGCGTTCGGAGAAAACGCCATCGCTCGTATTGATTGCATACCCGAAGCCATCGCGTTGCGAGGCTGCGAGCAGCGTGCTCATTTTAAGCACCAGACGTGATGCTTGCCGAGTGTTTTTGCACGCGGCGGTGGACATGGCGATTAGTTTGCACATGTGTTTGTGTTGTTTTGTTGTTTTTGTTTTTTGGGTTGTGCTGATAGTAATACACGCAACGGATGTTGCAGTATCAATGCAAGCGATCGCATACCGGTATTGCTACAAGTATTGCGACGGTTTGCCTTAATGCTTTGATCACTCTCAACAGATACGAGAATAGCGTGCGACCTGGTAATGTCGATAAAATAGTGAAACATTCGTCGCAATAATACAAGTTCTGATCGTGCCGGGCCATTGCATCATTGCTTGCAATGGTAGCGTCAAGAACCTTTTTCGTGTTTCGTTGCGTGAAGTGTTGCATGCGTTGTGTTACGTCAAACATTGAAGCACCTGCGAACGTCATTCAATACCTCTGAATGCAAGCGAACATCTTCGACCGAATGAAGTTCCAATAGCGTTGCGTGTATCCACGTAGTGTTGATGTGGTTTTGCTGCGCCGGCGCGACTGATCTGACTGGCGAGTTTATTGGTTTTTGAGAATCAAACAGCGTAGCGGTTCTTGTGCTTGCATCAGTTTGATAACGCCTATTGCGTGTTGAAAAAGATTTAACGTGTTGCGTCATTTGTTGATTTTGTTTTTTGCGTGTATGGGTGGCCTGGAGTTATTAGTCTTTACAACCGTTCCACGTTTGAAAAGTTTGAAATCATATTTGGTCTACTTAATCTCCAAGTCTTTTCTTCCGTGAAGAATAAGGTCTACGACTGAGTGCCTGTTTGCATACTCAGCCCTCAACGCTTCCAAGTCGTAAAGTTCATCGTCCTTTTTGCATTTATCAATGAGGAGAATGAGAGGAATACTGTCCTCAAGCGTTTGCTCATTGATGCCAAGCATCAGAGCAGCCGCTTTTACGGACACGCTTATCTTCTTGTTAGAAGGGGATTTCATCTTGGTCGTCCGGTTCGATTTCAAACTCCTCCACGATTACGCCATTCTTGATAACAGCGTGGAACGGGTTATACATACTGCCTTCATCGCTGCAATCAATGGAGATGGTGATGTTCTTGAACTTTTTGCTGAGTTCCAGATACACAGGCATAGGAGGAGACCAAGCGGTTTGCATGTAGTAGAACACGCTCCAAACATCTCCAGATTGCTTGATGTCAGAGCGAGTAACGTCGCAAGCGTTCCACTTAGTTCCCCACTTCTCAATGTGAAACGCGTATGTGTTATCTACTCCGTATTCTTGTTTGAGATATTTGCTTTCAGCATTTACTTGCTTTAACATTTCTTCCTTCTTTTTTTCGTCCTTCTCTTGCAATGCTTTGTTTTCAAACACCCAAAGGTCAAGTAGTTCCTGCGGGTAAGGGACTACCTTCCTGAAGTCAAACAAGCGTGACTCCGAACCATGCTCGTTCCCCTTCAAGAAGATAGTCACCGATTCTAGTGTATGTTTATCGTTACAGGTTATTGTTACGTTATTGCTAGTCCAGTTAGGCATTGTTGTGTTGGTTGTATTATTGTTATTTCTTGGGCTGCTTTTTGTCGTGGCGATAATCCACTTGCTTGCCGTTTACATACATTACAGTAAAGCCGTCCCAAAGGTCAAGTTCGTTTACCGCCTCAAGTTCAAACATAAGGCGAGGATAGAGGGTGGACACTTTCTCAAGCCAGCCGAGAGGAGGATTGCTGGAAGTGCGGAAAGTGAAGAAAGCCATTTCGTCGTCAGTCCACCCAAGTTTGGCTTCGACTGCATCGAACGCACAGCCCCACTCCTGCTTCGTGAACTGATGCAGGTAGCGATATCCGCAAGAGCGCTCATTGCTTGCTTCGACCTCCGGCGTTTCATCACCACAAGTGCTGATTAAGCACTCTGGGATTTCGCAATGGTTGAAGAAAGTGAGAGGAGAATCATCGTCAAGGTCACGCAGTTCCTCGATGAGAGTATCGAGAGCATGCAAGTCCTCTTGGTCGCAACCAGCGGTGGAAATCCACAGATTGCAGTAAGTCCAATCGTTAGTTTCTAGGCTCATTAGATGTTGTTGTTGTTTAGTTTGGTTAGGTTGAATAGTGCGATTTCTAGGAGAAAGTTGAGTGCTTGCTTTTCTCGTCCTTCAACCTTTCCGTTGAAGTAGTTTTTAATCAACGCTTGCTTTACGTCAGCGTGAGAAAAGGCGGTCGGGTCGATTTTTTGGAGGGTTTTTTGTTTCTTTGCCATTGGACTAACACTATCGCCAATCCGTAGCCTTCAGTCAAGAGGCTTTTTTTGAAAAGAACCCAGAAAGGGAGTCGAACCCTTACAAAGAGGACCAAAACCTCTTGTGCTACCATTACACCATCTGGATGAAAAATAGGGATAGTGGGATTTGAACCCACGACTTAACCCTTATAAAGAGTCCACTCTAACCGCTGAGTTATACCCCCGAAAGTGCGTCAGACAGGACTTGAACCTGCAACAACTTGTTTGGAAAACAAGCACTCTACCATTGAGTTACTAACGCCAAAGATGGACTCGGTGGGACTTGAACCCACAACGAACGGATTAAAAGTCCGCTACTCTACCATTGAGTTACGAATCCTAAAAAGTGGAGCGGGGGAGAATCGAACTCCCATTGTCCCGATGCAAACGGGATTTCCTGCCATTGAAAGAACGCCCCTAAAGAACTTGGCGGTGCAGGAATCGAACCTACTTTAAGCGAACTCAACAGATTTACAGTCTGCTGTCCGTCCATCGGACATACCGCCATCAAAGTTGAAGGAGCAGGAATCGAACCTGCATTGGAAACCTTATGAGAGTTTCTGGTGAGCCACCACACATCCTTCAGTAAAGTCACCGAGACAGGACTTGAACCTGCAATCCCTTGCACCCAAAGCAAGTGCGATGCCATTACGCTACTCGATGCAAAATGCGGAGAGTGCAGGATTTGAACCTGCGGTTGATTTCTCAACTTCTGTTTTCAAGACAGATGCAATAAACCACTCTGCCAACTCTCCAAATGGAGGCACAAACAGGACTTGAACCTGCAACCGCCTGTTTACAAAACAGGTGTTCTGCCATTGAACTATTGTGCCGGCTATGAGAAAGAACGTGCGGCTTCCCATCGTGGGAACTTACGTCACTCCCGCTACGCAGGAGCGAACCGCTTTTCAGACACGCTTGCCTCTATCGCAAGCGCCTGTAAGTCAAGGATTTACACGCTGGCTGAGAATGTCCAGAATGTAAGCACGCTTGTCGCTGGCGAGTTCCGCTTCTGCGGTGTCGATGCTTTCCAAGATGGAGTCGCACAACTTCTTGTTGGCTTCACGCAACTTGCGGATGTTCTCGAGCATTCTCGTCTGACGCTGGTATTCCATAACCAACTTGGAGCGCGTAGGAGTGCATACGCCGTTCTTGGTTAGAACGTATTCGAACTGATGAGTGTTGACCTTTGGCTCTCGGCTGGCGGAAACGAGGATGCTCTTGACGATGTGAGTAGTGCTGTTGAAGTCAGCATCATCAGCAAAGAACGAGAAGAAGCGAGCCGCTTCTCGTGAGTTGCAGGCGACGGACTTTGCGTAAGCGAAGGAAGCGGATGCCTTCACGGAGTCTTGGATTTTGTTGGGCATTTTAGTTGAGTCGGTTGTTGGGATTGAACTTCTTAGACTTTGCCTTCTTTTTTTGAGATTTCAAGTCTTTTTTGAACATAATCTTCTGTTGTTCCAAGTCCTGCTCGTATTCATCGTCAGACACGACACCTTCATCAAGAAGCATCTGAACTCCTTGGTCATACAGACGCTTGAACTCATCCATATCCTTGGCAAGTGAGAACACAGTAAGGATGCCATACTGAGGGAAGTAGCACTTTTCCTCGCCAGAATGGACAAGACGTAGTGCTTGCCACGCCTTAAAGCGGTCGATATGTCCATTCATAATCTGGAGCATCAACTTTACGGGTGTCTTGCGGGTGAGAACGGACTTATCTTCGATGTAGAGCGAGTCTAGCACGTCGGAATAGTCGTCTGGATTTTTGTTGTTTTTCATTTGGGGTTAGGCTTCTAAAGCAATGTTGACAAGAGGAGTGGTAGTGACGATAGGGTGGAACGGAGCGTTGTTGGCGATTGCCGTCTGAATCATCTCGTTTGCAGGGATTCTGGCAGTCCAAGCATTTGCATTGTCGTCAACAGTAATGTACTGTCCGTATGCGTCATTTGCTACCACAAAGTTGCTATGCAGGTTGCCAACGTGGGTATGACCAAAGATGTTGCGCATGTTGCGACCACCACTAATCCACGCATCAGAATCAGATTCAGCCTCGTTTTGAGCCATCATATCTTCGGTGATTTCTGCGGTAAACACAATCTTTGGCTCGATTGCAATGAACTCAAGCGGTGAGTGTTTGTCTGCCAAGTTGTTATTGAATGCCAACGTGCAGTCAAGACCTACCTGCTTGACTTTTTCAAGCGTGTTCTTGATTACAGCATCGAGTTGGTTGTAGTCGTCATACGTATTGTCAAGGCTGAGAAGATAGTTCTTTTTCTTGCTGGCCCAGTAAGCATACCAAGAAGAAAACACATACATCCAAGCAGAGCGACCAAACTCACGTCTAGCGTGTCCGTAGTTGAAGTTCTCAAACGACTTCATTCGCTTTTCAGCGTCTGCAAGCATACGGCATCCGTCATGCTCTGCGTTTTCGCATCGTTCAATGAACGAAACGTCCTTGTTGCACTTAAGGTAGTTCTTCTTCGACTTGTCCCAAATCTTTTGATTCAGTTCGATTATTTGTTGTTGGTTCATCGTGTGGTGGTTGTTCTGTGTTGATAATGTCGATTGGCTCGGAGTCAAGTGAAAATGCCTTATTTAGTTCATCTTGGGAGATTTTAAGGCGGGTCTCAACTCTGATGGTCGGAGCATCCGCCAAGTCCCTTACCTTGTCAATCGAAATAGCCATAGCCATAGGCAACTGCCCAATAGGGATGTTGTCCACATTATTAACAAGTCTGGAGGCGGCTCTTCTCACAAACTCTGCGATGTCGCCGGCTACCTCTTTCTTCCAAGCACCAAGTTCGAGTTTGCCTTCGCCTTCCATCTCCTTGCGGAGATTAACGATGGTCTGCTTTCTCACGGACACTATCTTTGCTGTCTCCTCGCAGGTTCTCCCTTCCTTGAGCATTTTCTCCGCTATTTTCAATACGGGCTTCGGCATTGAACCGCCTGCCTTTATCAGAGGGTCATTATTTGGTTGATATTCCATCGCTTGCGTGGTATTAAGAGAAGTATGGACACGATACACCTGCTTGTCAAGCATCCTCCTACAAAATCAACGCATCAGTCGGCTTTAAGGGTTATGCGTAGGAGGGGCGGCGGCTTCTTCGTAGGCAAATACGAGAAGTCTGAGATTAAACAATGGACGAATACATTTGCCGCGCTGATAAGAGGTAAGAAACCAGCCGAGCCGTGGGATTGTCCCGTCCACATTGAGATTAGGTTTTACTTCCCTTGGCCTGAATCGACTTCTCAAAAAAAGAAGGAGTCAGCAGCGTGGAAAACCACCAGACCAGACCTTGATAACTCTGAGAAAACCATCCTTGACACCCTTACCAAAGAAGGTTTTTTGAAGGACGACTCGTTTATATGCTCGAAATCGAGCTTTAAATGGTATCACCCAGAGCCAAGGATTGAGATTATTTTAAAGAAACTGACTTGACTTGGCATTTCCCTTCGGGATACTCCGAGGAGTATGCCTAACGACCTCAACACCAACATCAGCAACGAAGAGTATTCCCGCATTGATGCTCTGAACTATTCCTCGTTCAAGCACTTCCTTGTCAGCCCACAGCACTACAAGGACTACCTCAACACTCCGCAGGAAGAAACTGCCGCTATGCGTCTTGGGACTGCAATCCACTCGGCTGTTCTTACGCCGTCTGACTTTGCTGATGCCTACACATACGCACCAGAAGTTGACCGACGCACCCGTGAAGGTCGTCTTATCTGGGACGAGTTTGTTGCAAGCAATCCCAACAAGGTCGTCTTGAAGAAAGACGAGTTTGACATCTGCATCGAGTCCAGCAGGTCTGCACACAGCAACGCATTCTTCAAGAAGCATTGGTCGTCCAAGAAGTGCGTCGTTGAGAACGCAATCATCGGTGAGATGTTTGGCGTGAAGGTGAAAGGTCGCATCGACCTGTATGACGAAGAAACCAATACTGTCATAGACTTGAAGTCCATCTCCGTAACTCCTACGCTTGATGCTTGTCGCACGGCGATGTACACCAACATGTATCACATCCAAGCATTTTTCTACTCGTATCTTATTAAGCAGAAGTATGGACGCACTCCGGACTTCGTGTTCGGCTTCTTGGAAAAGAAGTCCCCATTCTCGCTTGGTTTTGTCAAGCCGAATAACTACACGCTCAACGTCGCTGGGAACATCTGTGAGAAAGAGTTTTCCCGCTATGCCAACTGCAAGTTGCTTGACCTCTGGCCTTCGTTTAGCCACGCTGAAGTTCCCGCTACTGTCTCCATCTGGCAGGATAGGGAAACAACCGACACGCTTCCGCAACATCTAATCGACTAAAAATGTCCGAACAGTATTCCAAGTTCTCTGGGGTGTTTATCCCCAGAGAGGTACTTCTTGACTCTGACCTAACGGCTAGTGCCAAGTTAATCTTTGCCATCATTCAGTCCCTTGACAACGACAAGGGCTGCTTTGCCAGCAATGAATACATTGGCAATATGCTTGGTCTGTCTGAGTCTAGCGTTCGCTCTTCGATTGCAGAACTTGAACGCAAGCATTACGTTACCCGATTTGTCGACGGCGAATGCAACCGCACCATCAAGACGTGCACCACGGTATCGCTTACTGCTGGCGACCCCCGCCAGATTTCTGGCGACACCCCGCCAGAAAATAAGCGACCCCCCCGCCAGAAAACTGGCACATATAGTAATAGGAAGAATAGTAATAGAGATATAAAGGCATTGATGCTTCCTGCTTTGCCTCATGGGGCTGACTTTGCATCCGCTTGGGCAGATTGGATGGAATACAGAAAACAGGCAAATAAGCCCTTGACTCCATCGACCATCTTGGCACAACTAAACCTACTAACGACACTCACCGAAACCGATGCCACTACATCAATCCGAAACTCTATTCAGAACGGCTGGTCTGGGCTTTTTGCTCCAAGACAGCAATACGGCAAGCCCTCAAACTCCAAGCCCCTCTCGCAAGCCGACCACAATGCCTTCTAACAAGTGCGACTGTGGCGGTGATTGGATTCCGCTTCAAAAGAACGGACAGATGCTCTGGCCCGACTGGAAGTTCTGCCCGTTGTGCGAGCACAAGTATTCCGAGAACTACGACCCTAAGCGTGGTGCTGAGTGGGCTGTCGAGCCGATTGGCATGCCCATAGAATACCAACGCACCATCGTGGACAAAATCCCTTGTAGCAAGATGAAAGACGTTGCAATCAATTGGAGCAACTGGTCTGAACGCTCGTTGCTGTTGCACGGCACTACTCGTCTTGGCAAGACACGTGCGGCTTGGGAGGTCTCTCGTCGCCATTGGAAGAAGCATCATAAGCCACAAACGTTCTTGACGATGCGTAACTTCGAGAAGATTATCGAGGACGGATTCAACAAGTATGACCACTCCAAGCGACTCGAAAAACTAATCTATGCACCATTTTTATATATTGACGATTTGGGCAAAGAACGCACGACACAACGTGTTGCTTGCGACCTGTTCGCCGTCATTGACGAACGCACTATCAATCACCGACCAACTATCGTCACTACCAATTTCAACTCTTCTTCCCTCCTTGCTCGATTTGATGACCAAGAACTAGGAGCAGCACTCATCGGTCGCTTTCGTGACTATTTCGATATCGTAGGTGCTACCAACGAATGAAACCTTACTACCAAAACAGCCTTACTACAATCTATTTAGGAGACGTTAACCAAGTCTTTGAGAAGATTGCGTTGCCGGATGGCTATACCACAATCAGCGACCCTCCGTATAACCTTGGATATCATTATGATTACTATGACGATGCCAAGAGCGAGAAAGCATACCTCGATTGGATAAAGTTCTGGTTCTCAAACAAAAGCGTGATAATCAACTACCCAGAGGCTATGTTCAAGATTGCTTTGCATATGAACAAAGTACCAGACAGGGTGGTTGCTTGGGTTTATCCATCAAACACTCCTAGACAGTCCAGAAGCATCGCTTGGTTTGGATGCAAGCCAGACCTAACCAAAGACGGACAGCCATACAAAGACCTTAAAGACCCTCGTTGCATAAAACGAATGGAAGAAGGTCATTCAGCAAGGCTTTACGATTGGTGGGAAATCAATCAAATCAAGAACAAGAACGAAGAAAAAACTGAACATCCTTGTCAGATTCCTCTTGAACTTATGACGAGATTGGTCAAAGTTACTGAACCAACGTTTGTGTTTGAACCTTTTTCTGGCTCTGGAACTACCAATCTTGCTTGCCAGAACCTAGGTATCAAGTCAGTCGGGGTGGAAATCTCCGAAAAATATTGCGAAATCATCGCAAAAAGACTTGACCAAAACGTTCAACTATTCGATATCTCCAATTAACCAATGCAATACAGACCCACATACACCGCCGAACTTTTCCAAGATTTCACTACCATGAACGAAACACCAGACTACCTCGAAACCCTTCACGCTAACCGAGCACTTATGCACAAGGCTCTTGTCAAGGCTATTGCCGAGACCAAGGATGTCCACGCAGATAGCACCAATCCGTTCCACAAGAACAAGTATGCTTCTCTGTCGGCTCACCTTGAACTTGTGAAGCCCATCTTTGCCAAGCACGGGCTTGCCATTGTTCAGTTCCCAACGTCTGACAGCAAGAGCATCGGTGTCAATACGACCATCATCCACGAAGCAGGTTCATCTATGATGGAAAGCATCTCAATCCCCGTTGGCGATAACGTCAAGGGTCAGGACGCTGGTTCTATCATTTCTTACCTTCGTCGCTATTCACTCGCTGCCGTCGCCGGCATCGCTACGGATGATGATGATGCTGAAGCAGACCGCGTGGTTCGTTCTCAGCCTTCCACTACTTACGTGAGCAAGACTGTCAATCTCACCAAGACAAACAACGCACCATCCGCCGAAATCACGGGCGAAGTCAACTTTGACCTGCCTGTTCCGTTCGGCAAAGCAAAGGGGACTGCCCTCAAGGACTTGCCCCTTAATGACCTCAAGTATTGGGCTACCACTTGGGAACCGAAGCCGTGGGAAAAGACGGGTAAGGTCGGTGCTAAGGACTTGGCCCTCAAGTCGTCTGCACAGGCTCTCTGGGCACTCAAGAACAGCGAACAACCTTCCGAACAGGATGAAACCGAGTCTGGCGACGACGTTCCGTTCTAACCCCAAATAACCCCCCAAACAATCAAAAGACCCGTTAGTTCAACGGATAGAACATCTGCCTTCTAAGCAGAGAATCTAGGTTCGATTCCTAGACGGGTCATTTTCCAATGGTTGAAGCAATCGAAGTCAGCGTGTTTGTCATCGGCTTCCTGTTTTGCCTAGCAGACGAAAAGCAATGAAATGCAAGCACGTCGAAACCATAGAGCCAAACCAATTATCTAGTTCATTCAAGGTCACATATCATAATGGAACATCACATCAATTCTACGGATATGTCTGCCTCTTTTGCCCTAAATGTGGAAAAAGAATAAGACCAGACCCAACCAGAAAACTAAAGAGAAATGGCAAAAAAGAACGATAAAGACAAACTCATTGAAATTGCAGCAAAAGTTCTGTCTGTTCAGCCTACGACTCTCAAGGAAGCACTAGAGAATGCGCTTGAAATATCTGTTCTCAAAAGAAACATCGCACAACTTGCAGAGATGCTCGAAAGCGAACGACTACAACACGAAAATGAAATCAAAGAACTCAAAGCCCAAATTGGACGAAAAGACTCTTGAGATAAACCATCTCAAGAACAAGGTCGAAGTCCTAGAGGGTATCTGCAAGGCGTTCTCGTTCATACTTCCTAACCCAATCAAGAACCCAAACGATTGCTGTTGCACCACGGAACTGTACAGAGTACAACATAAACTAGCAAAAGACATGTGGGTTCAGTACATCAATTCAAAACAATGAAATACCAGACATTCGTAGCCGTTGGCGATAATCACGGCGACAAGTGCGACCCTATCGCATTTGAAGGTTTCAAGCAGTTCCTCAAGGAGTTCAAGCCACAGCACAGAGTGCACCTTGGCGATTGTTTTGACTTCCGTTCTCTCAGACGCGGCGTATCGTCCAATGATAACGAATCTCACGAATCCCTCTATGAAGATGTCGAATCCGGCATCGAGTTCATAGAGGCGATGAAGCCTACTGTATTTCTTTATGGAAACCACGAAGATAGACTCGCTCAACTCTACAACAACTCAAGCAGCGGTGTCGTACGAGATTATGCCAACGACCTTGACCAGAAGATTAAGAGCAATCTCAAGACTCTCGGATGCAAGAAAATCTACCCCTATCACGCCGACCTTGGAGTACATAGGATTGGCCCTATCTCCTTCGTGCACGGCTATACTTGCAATAGATACGCAATTGAAGAACACGCTACTCACTACGGAACTGCTGGCGGGGCAGTCATTATGGGACATATACATCGAATTGGCTCAGCAAACGCTAAAAAGCACGGGGGAGTTGTCGGTTTCTCTGGTGGATGTATGTGCCTTAAAAAAGAGATGGAATACGCCAAGAACCGCTTGGCAACGTCTCAATGGGGTCTTGGCTGGACTTATGGGGTCATTGAAGGAAACGAGTGGAAGGTTTGGCAGGCTCATCGTTTCAATGACGGCTGGATTTGGACAACCGAAATAAAGACTTGGCAACACAAGACAAAGTGACCATACTGTATCTATGGACAACAAC